AGCGCTTTAAAAAGATGTGTAGAGGTTTTGTTTGAAGGTGCTATGATATTAGGAAGCAATAAACTTCTTAAATGGGAAATGGCTGAAAACATGATGAGGCCTAAAAGCGATTTTACTAAAGTAAAAATGAATTATGCTATTACAGCTCCAAGGATGTATAATGGAAAAATAGAAAGTTTAGTTAGTAGGGTTACTGGTTTTGCTGATATGATACAGCTTACACATTTAAAGTTACAGCAGGTAATGTCGCGTATGGTTCCTGATGGTGTTTATTTAGACGCAGATGGTTTGGCTGAAATAGACTTAGGTAACGGTACTAACTACAACCCACAAGAAGCGTTAAATATGTTTTTCCAAACAGGTTCTGTTATAGGTAGATCAATGACTGCGGATGGAGACATGAACCCTGCTAAAATGCCAATACAAGAAATAAACACTAATAATGGCGGTGGTAAAATGCAAAGTTTAATACAGACCTATAATTATTATTTACAAATGATTAGAGATGTGACTGGTTTAAATGAAGCTAGAGACGCTGCAACTCCAGAAAAATACTCTTTAGTAGGTGTGCAAAAACTAGCAGCTGCAAATAGTAACACTGCAACTAGACATATATTACAATCAGGATTATTTTTAACACAAGAAGTTTGTGAAGCTTTATCACTTAGAATATCTGATATACTAGAATATTCACCTACTAAAAATGCTTTTGTTCAGCAAATAGGTGCTCACAACGTGGCTACATTAAAAGAAATGTCTGAGTTACATTTGTATGACTTTGGTATATTTATAGAATTAATGCCAGATGAAGAAGAAAAACAATTACTAGAAAATAATATACAAATTGCTTTATCTCAACAAACGATAGATATAGAAGATGCTATTGATCTTAGAGAAATAAAAAATGTAAAGCTAGCAAATCAACTATTAAAAGTACGTAGAAAGAAAAAGCTAGAAAGAGATCAAAAAATACAACAAGAGAATATAATGGCTCAATCACAGGCTAATATACAAACTCAACAAGCTTCTGCTCAAATGGAAATGCAAAAGAAACAGTCTGAGTCTAAGTCTATGCAAGAGTTAGAAAGTATAAAAGCTAAATTTGAAGCAGAAAGAATGATGCAAGAAACAGAGCTTAAAAAACAGTTAATGGACCATGAGTTCCAGATACAGATTAGATTAGCTAAATTACAAGCTGATGCTATGAAAGCAAAAGAAGATGGCAAAGAAGATCGTAAAGACGAAAGAACAAAAATACAAGCTACACAACAATCTCAGTTAATTGATCAAAGAAAAAACGATTCACCACCAAAAGATTTTCAGCAAGAAGATATTGAAATGGGTGGTGCTGCACAAGATCCGTTAGCTGGAATAATGGGCATGTAAAATTATTAATTATTATTATATTATATTATGGAAGAAAACAAAGAAAATGTGGCTGAAAAGCCTAAAGTAGACGATAAAGTTGAAAAAATAAAAATAAAGAAAAAACCTAAAAAATTTGAAAAAACACCAGATATCATTAAAGTTGATATGAGTAAACCAAAAGAAAATGAAACTAAAGAAGATAACACTAACAACGACGGAGTGGTTACAGAGCTTAAAAATGCCGAGCCCGCACAAAAACAAGAAGAAGTACAACCGGAAACAAAAACACAAGAAGCTCCAGTATTAGAAGAAATAACAAACGAACCACCTCAACCACCAAAACCAGAGCTACCTAAACAACCAGATTTACCAGAAAACATACAAAAGGTTGTTGACTTTATGAAAGACACAGGTGGTGATCTAAATGACTATATGAATTTAAATAGAGATTTTAATGATTATGGTGATGATGATTTGCTTAGGTCTTATTACAAAGATACAAAACCACATCTTGATGATGATGAAATAAACTTTTTAGTACAAGAAAGTTTTGACTGGGATGAAAAAATAGATGACGAAAAAGATGTGAAAAGAAAAAAATTAGCGTTAAAAGAGCAAGTTGCCAGCGCTAAAGCCTACTTAGACGGGCTAAAGTCTAAATACTATGAAGATATTAAAATGGGGTCTAAGCTTACAAACGAACAGCAAGATGCTATTAAATACTTCAACGAGTCGCAAGAAAGATTAAAAACTCAAGAACAAGCTCAGTCTACATTTTTACAAAAAACTGATCAAGTTTTTAATAATGAATTTAAAGGATTTGAATACAATATTGGAGACAAAAGGTTTAGGTATAATGTAAGTGATACTGAAAAAGTAAAAACAAACCAGAGTGACATTAATAATTTCATAAGAAAGTTTCTTAATGAAAGTGGTCAAATGGAAAATGCTAGTGGTTATCACAAAGGACTGTTCACAGCTATGAATCCTGATGCTATTGCAAATCATTTTTACGAGCAAGGTAAGGCAGATGCTTTAAGAGAAAGTATATCTAGATCCAAAAATGTTAACATGGAACCTAGACAATCTTTTACAGCACCTAAAACAGGGTTTAAAGCAAGGGTTATTGGAGATAATAACAATCATAAAACAGCGACATTTAAAATTAAAAAACGAAAATAACTAAAAATTTAAAATTACAAAATTATGGCAATTACAGGTGCATCGAATACAGTGCCAGCTCCAATACAGCAAACACTGTCTTCGAATTATATTGATTTTGCTACGCTTGGGTCTTCGGACGGATGGGCGCAGCAATACCTGCCTGACTTAATGGAAGCAGAAGCTGAGGTGTTTGGTAACAGAACTATCTCTGGTTTTCTTTCACAAGTTGGTGCAGAAGAGGCTATGACTGCTGATCAAGTAGTATGGTCTGAGCAAGGAAGATTACATTTATCTTATACTGGTCACGTTGAAAACACTACACAGTGTGCTGATACTACTGCTGGTGGTCAAATTACTCTTGACAAAACTATTGATGGTGTAGCTTTAGACGCTTCAGCTAGAGACAATGGTGTTAGAATAAATGACATCTTATTAGTAGCTACAGCTACTGCTACTCACAGATTGTTAGTACAAGCCGTAGCGCTTAACGTAGTTAGTGTTGTTCCTTACGATGCTACAAACGCAAATGGTCAAATAGGTAACTTAACTGGATTAACTGCTACAGGTTCTGATGATGATGGATCTTTAACGGTACTAGTTATTGGTTCTGAGTATTCAAAAGGTACTAACGGAAGAGTAGGTACTAATACTCCAGGTTTCAAATCATTTACTAACAAGCCAATTATATTAAAAGACAAGTATGACATCTCTGGATCTGATGCTTCTCAAGTTGGTTGGGTTGAAATATCAGGTGAAGACGGACAAAATGGCTACATGTGGTATTTAAAAGCTGAAGGAGACACTAGAGCTCGTTTTGCTGATTATTTAGAAATGGCAATGATTGAATCTGTTGTTGGTGATAGTGCTCAGTCTGCAGCTGATGGTTCTGTTTTAGGAGCATCTCACACTACTTTTGGTACTGAAGGTTTATTTTCAGCTATTGAAACTAGAGGTAATATAGCTACAGGTATTGAAGGTGTTGATGCTGGTACTGATTTAGCTGAGTTTGACGCTATTTTAGCTGAGCTTGATTCTCAAGGTGCTATTGAAGAAAACATGATGTTCTTAAACAGATCTACTAGTTTAGCTATAGATGACATGTTAGCTTCAATGAACTCTCATGGTACAGGTGGTACTTCTTACGGTGTGTTTGACAACGAAGAAGATATGGCACTTAATTTAGGTTTCTCTGGTTTCAGAAGAGGTTCTTATGACTTCTACAAGTCTGACTGGAAATACTTAAACGACGCTTCTACAAGAGGTGCTATTAATGCTAAAGACACTGTTAATGCAATAAGAGGTTGTATGATACCTGCAGGAGTTTCTTCTGTGTATGATCAAACTTTAGGTAAGAATTTAAAACGTCCATTCTTACACGTTAGATATAGAGCTTCACAAACTGATGACCGAAGAATGAAAACTTGGGTTACTGGTTCTGTTGGTGCTGCTACATCTGCTTTAGATGCGATGCAAATTCACATGTTAACTGAGAGATGTTTAATTACTCAAGGTGCTAACAACTTTATGTTATTACAGTAAGCACTTATATTAAAAGTCGAGGCTTCGGCCTCGGCTTTATTTTATTAATTTTATTATATATTATATTATGGCAAAAAAACAAGAAACAAAAGAAAAGGTAGAGGTACCTGTTGTTGAAACACCAGTTGTTGAAACACCGAAACCTAAAAAAGTTGAACCTAAAAAACCTGAATGGGAAGTAAAAGATAGAGTTTATTATTTAATAGGTAATAAAAAACCATTATCTTACATGATAAGATCTACTAATATCTATTATTTTGACGAAGAAAAAGGTTTTGAAAGAGAATTAAAATATTGTGAAAATCAAAGAACTCCTTTTGTTGATGAAATGAAAGGTGACCAAAGATTATCTCATATTGTATTTAGAAACGGGGTACTACACGTTCCTAGAGAAAAAACAATTTTACAAAAATTTTTAAGTTTATATCACCCACACAGGGATAAACTTTATTATGAGTGGAAACCAGTTCAGCAAGCAGAAAAACAATTAGACTGGTTAGAATTTGAAGTTGCTGCTTTACAAGCGGCTAATGATTTAGAAGTTGATATGATGGAAGCTGTTATGAGGGTAGAGAATGGCTCTAGGGTATCTAGCATGTCATATAAGGAATTAAAACGTGATTTACTTATATTTGCTAAAAGAAATCCTCAACTGTTCTTAGAATTAGTTACAGACGATAATATACAACTTAGAAACTTTGGTATAAAAGCTACAGAAGCTGGTATATTATCTTTAACTTCAGATCAAAGAACTTTTAATTGGGCTTCAACTGGTAGAAAAATAATGACTGTACCTTTTGATGAGCACCCGTATTCAGCTTTAGCCGCTTGGTTTAAAACTGATGAAGGTATGGAGGTGCACAAGAATATAGAAAAACGAATGAAGTAAAACAAAGTAAAGCAACCATCTTAACGGGTGGTTGCAATACTAAAAAAAATAATAAATGGCAGTAAGTGTAGATACAGTATATCAAAGAGTACAAGCTATGGCTAACAAAGAGCAGAGAGGTTATATAACACCTCAAGAATTTAATTTGTTTGCTAATCAAGCTCAATTATTAATATTTGAACAATATTGCTATGAATTAGGTAAAATGTATGATGAACACGGTAACGTTGGTGAGTACAGTGACAGGCTTGATATTTTACACGAAAAAATAGCGCCTTTTGAAAATTGGAAAGTTGCATTTTCAAATTTAGTTGGTAACGAGGCTACTTTACCAATAACACCAGTTGTACACAAATTAGGTACTGTTTTTTACAACGCTGGTACATATGATTGTGAGGTTGAAAGAGTTGATAAAAACGATTTGCATAATATGTTAAAAACAGCTTTAGCAACACCTACTGACAACAACCCTGTATATGTTAGAAAAACAGATACAAAAATACTTTTATATCCAGCTTCACCTACAGTAGCATATTCAATAGCTGGTGATAATCCAAATATATTTTGCAATTATATATCTAAACCAACTCAAGTTATTTGGGGTTACAATGTTGTAGGTTCATACGCGT